GTAGGTCTCATCTGTCGAGGGAACTGCTGTTCCGCCTGCCGTGCCTCTCGTCCATTTCTCGCCATTGATGTCAGCTACCTCGGAATAATACTTCGCGTTGTTATGGTAGGTCTGATTCGTGGAAGGAACATCCACTCCGTTGACAGATCCTCTTGCCCATGACTCTGCCTCACCAGAGAAAGCCTCTACGCTTTCCGCGTAGTATTTCGCGTTGTTGTGGTAGGTTTCATCGCCGCTACCCACAGGCACACCGTCAACGGTACCCCTTGTCCATTTTTCACCGATAGCGTCTGCCTGTTCAGAGTAGTATTTCGCATTGTTGTGATAGGTCTCATCTCCTGATCCTACCGGCGTACCATCTGCCGTGCCTCTGGCCCACTTCTCTCCGATCAGATCGGCCTGCTCAGAGTAATACTTGGCGTTATCCTGATATCCTTCGCCAGAAGAGACAGGCGTACCGTTCTCTTTACCCACGGCGTACCGTTCCGCTCTCTGGTTCCAGTATTTGGCGTTGTTGTGGTAGGAATCATCAGACGAATCGACAGGAACATCATTCCTGGTCCCGGTCGCCCATGCTTCCGCATCCTCAATCGCAGCCTCAAGGTCATCGTATCCACGGTAGAGTGCGTCCACTTTTCTAAGTGCCGCAACGATGTTGTTCTCAAGCTGTTCAAGCTCGGACAGATTCCCGGTATAGTCCTTCGGGGCGTACACATTCTTCTCGACATAGAACACGCCGGGGAAGGAAGCATACCTCTGATCGCCGCTGTCATCCGTTCCCCTGATGGAAACAAAGACCGTTCCAGGCACATTGATCTGGTTCGCAGTGATCTCCCAGATGAGGACAACGTAATCATCCTGAATCTCACTGGTAAGAAGGGCTGTATCCGTCTCGACCTCGGCTACAGTGGTCACTACGGTGATGGTATCGCCTGTGTTCGGCGTATATGTTATTGCCACGCCAATTTCATCAAGGTCAAGATTCTGGCTTCCATCATTCCACTTTGTTCCATTGAACGTGAAAGTCTTTGTCCCTGCGTTGGGATAGGCGGCAGTATAAATCTGCGTCTTCACCACCACAGACCGCCCGGAGCGCGAAGTGGATGTCGTAAACGTATAAACCTTCCTCGGTGACGGATACTTCAGATCAATACGGAAAGTAAGGCTGGAAAGGTCGTACCCATTCTGCACGATCCGGTCCAGCCGGAACTCCCTCATGTCCGTAAGGTTGTCCTGCGGAGTCCCGATGTACCTCTCATTCGCCGGGATCAGGAGTTCTCTGTTTTTGACTATTATCATGTCATTATCTCCTTATCCAAGAACAGCCCCCGATCTCTCGGAGGCCGTTCCCTTGTTTACATGTGCTTAAATACTCTTCATCTCGCCGGTCATGTCCTTTAAGAATCCCTCGATCTTTGACTTCAGCCACTTGGGCATCGGAATCCCGATTCGGTACATGTTCTTAAGGATACTCAGCGATTCATAAAGGAAGTACAAGATCGCGAAAAACTCGCCTGTCCCGACCTTCTGAAGCCCCATCGCCGCCCGGATGTCCTGTGGAATGAAAGCGATCAGATTGAATTCGACCAGTACATCAAAGCAAAGCAGGAATACCAGTGAAATCAGCATAGCCGCTTTGCGAATCCCTCCGTTGATCCCAAAGGAGCTGTTGAATTCGTGCTGAAGTGCTGCCCGGATACATCCAAGGAAAGTGTCAAATACAATCCAGAGCGCAGCCGCCTGGAGAAAAACATTTGCGGCGATGGCGTGAATAAATGCATCAATCATACTTATGTCCCCCAATGATGTCAGAACATAGTCCGTCATCGTCACATATTATCCAGCTTTTTAATGAGCCGGTTGATCTCGCCCTGCATCTCAGCAGGAGCGGCATACATCAGTTCCTTCAGTCCGTCCACGACATTGTTGCCGCCCCTGGAGTAACCACGGTTTGACATACCATTGGAATTGCCGCCGCCCATTCCTTCGCGGGAATAGCGTCCCATGCTGTCGCGCTTGCCGGACATGCGGTAAGATCCGCGATAAGAGCCGCCGCCATTGTAAGAGCCTCTCATGGAGCCGCCCATTGCGGTGGTCCGGGGATCCTCGTCGTAGTAGGCGTAGGAGCCGCCCTCCATCTCCTCGCATCCCTCCATGATCTTCAGGACGTTCTTCCCGGCATGAGCCAGGGTGTCGATGGTCTTGAGGACCTCCGTGTCAAGATCTTTCTGTCCATATTCACAAAGCTCACCGCAGAGCTTCTCAAAAAGTCCGTACATCTCTTCGTGCATCTTCTTCCCCTCCTCATGCTATTCTTTCTACTTCAAACGGTGCGTTACGTCTCACAAAGACTGACGGAGTAGGCGTGACTGCCGCATCATCTTCCGTGCCGTCCACATAGACGCCAGACACGGTTACACAGCACCCGGCGGGAACCGTGATGGTTGCATCGGTATTGATGTGCCAGTATTCACCTACTGCCGCGGGCGTGATGATTGCCACGCTTTCGGGGATGACAGCACCGTTCACAGCAATCCCAAGCGCCACAGGAGTAACTGCCCCACCCGTGGGGATCTGGACATTCGCCTTCAGCCTTACCTTATACCTTGCGAAACGGTTGCATGTATTGCCGCGCAGATTAAGAATTCCTGCTGCAAGGGGAGTTACGTTCCCCGTATTGCACGGAATAGAAACACTGTTAAACGGGATAGTTCCGTTTAAAGCGACCAATGCGTCGCTGGCGGTTAAATAAACTGCTGACACGGCAATACCTCCTTAATTCAGAAAGGCGTTACCGCCGCATCCGCAGCCACAGCCGGTGTTCTGGTTGTTGCAGGTGAAGATCGGAGTTCTGCCGTAGACCGGGGTGCTCGGAACCGGGCAATTAGCAAGCCGGTTGTAGAGAGCGTCAACCTCGTTATTCATACCCTGCTGGAAGAGAGCGTTCTGTCTTTCAAACTTCGCATCGGTCGCAGCCATGTTGAGCTGGTTGCGGAGGTTGGAATTCTCTCTGCGTTCATCAGCAAGCTGGTTCTTATAGTTGTCCAGTTCGAGCTGGCAGAGCTTGTCCATGAGCATCTGGTTGCCGGAGCGGATCGTCTCCCTGGTCTGTGCGCCATCGGAAACGATAGTATTCTGCGTCTGGCACTGGCCAAGGCGGACATCAGAAGCAAACTGCGCCGTCTGGGACTGGAGGCCAAACATCTGCTGCATGTTGGACATCTGGCGTCCGTTAGCGGCGATCTCAGACTGGAAGAAGCCGTCTCTCACCGCACCGGTAATGCCGTTGCCGGTCTCACAGATCTGGCGTCCAAGGCCAGCGATGCCAAGCTGCGTATCTCCGAAGCCGGAAGTGACCGCATTCTGAATGCCGGTGATGTTGCCGTTGATCATCTGGTCTCTGAAACCGTCATTGATCTGCTGGCTCTGGTTCATCCACGGATAGAGACCACCGCCGCCGAAGCCGCCTGCACCTGCACCGTATCCGTTGTTGCCCCATCCGCCCATGATGCAGAAGAACAGAAGAAGCCAGAGGGCGTCACCGCCGAAGCTGTTCCCGAATCCGCCGTTTGCATAGGCAGGTGCGCCATAAGCGGGTACGCCATAGGCGGGTGCTACCGGCATGGACATATTTACGCCACCATTTCCAGATTCCATCATTTCTTTTCCCTTTCTACCGCTATCTTTTTGCGGCAAGCGACTGCCTCCCATCGGCAGCCGGTGTTGTGTTGCGATATCGCAACGGTTACTTATATCCCATCATCCGCATCATCTGCAGGGCCTGCTGGTACCTCTGGTTGTTAATCTGCCCGGACTGCATCAGGCTGTTGAGGATCGCACCAGGATCCTGCATATTGACACCCTGGGGAACATTGATACCATGATCCTTCATAAAACCGGCAGGATCGCTCTTGAAGTTCTGAAAGATCTGCTGCTGGTTCTGCTGGGGGTTACCGTTACCAAGGGAATTAAACAGGCTCATTTGCCGCACTCTCCTTTCTCACAAAGCCGGAAAGCATTTGCTCAAGCTCATCCTTTGTCACATACTGGACCGGCGGTTTCTCAGGTTCCGGCGGTTTGCGTGAATATTCATCCACGCCGTAAAGGCCGTTTGAAAAACGGGACTTGACGAAGATTGCTGATTCATCGCGCAGCATGAACATCTGAGATGTCCCGATATTCATTGTGTAGTTATCCATCTCTTCCTTTCGGGCGATCTGGATAATCACGGCATTGATCATCGGCGGCGTCATGGACTGCTGACCATACCCCTGCTGACACCCATTGGCATATAACATCGGTTACTCCCTCCTTCTCCAGACGAACTGCGGGACCTCATGAGAGGAGTCCCACGCATCATATATATCTCCATCAACCACGGTAGCTACATGGCCTCCGAAGTAAAGGACATAGGTCCCTTCTGAGTGTTCCTTGCAGAAATCTTCCGCAGTAAAACAGTCCGGGCATGTGTCCGGGATTGTTTCACGAATGAACCCATGCTTTCGCAGAACAGCTCCGCTGACCGCATCGGAAGACGGCATATCGCACATAAGGAAAGCAGCCCCCGTAAGCATGGCGAACGCCGTCTCCCAATCTACGGAGAGTGCCACGGATATTGCTCGGACAGCGCAGTCACCTACGTTCCGACCGGCGGGATTATTCTGGAATTTTATCCACATGGGATTACATCTGGCCCATGTCCTGCGGCTTAGAAGTAAGTCCTCGGATAAGCTGTGCGGCGTGTCCGTCCTGCATAAGGCTCTGGTTTACCACAGTCGCCACTTCAACCGGAACAGTCACGGGTTCACCGCGCCTGATCAGGAAGCTCCTGCCGTTGATCTGTACAAAGAGCGGGTCCTTGTATTTCAGACCATCGTAAAAAAGGGTAATGGTCGCAGTCTCGCCGGAAAAGCCGTACTTGTCCAGTTTCTTCTCCACGACAGTTTCTGCCGCCGTAGTTTCTACAGTTTCCACAGTTTCCACAGGCACTTCTTTCGTAGTTGCTCTTGCCATATCTTCTCCTTTAAATGTGGGGGCTTCAAAAAAGCCCCCATAAGTCATAGCTCGGATTTATGCCGCGGAGCAGCCGGTCTCGACACGGATCATGTACTCCTCGATCAGACGTTCCGCGGTCTTGATTGCTTTCCACTCATCTGTTGCTTGATGACTTAACCAGTTTGGTTAAGCGCCCACTCATTTCTGCGTGGGTCCCCGGTTTCTTTGTGTTTCCGATTATCGCCGGGGGGCGGACTATTGCTTCCCCGAAGGGCCTCTTTATTTAGTCTCTCACGCTGTATTTAAACTTGCGCCTCGTTATCCATCTCTGGAACTTCGAGCCAATTAAAAGAGGTTTAAAGTCGGCTGGAATGTACGTTTAGGCTGCAAGTGCCTGAGTGTAACCGACCGTAGAATACTGATTGAGCGGGCCGCCTGCCTGCTCGTTGCTCTTGATGATAGTCTCCAGACCACCGCCCTGGATGGAAGTGGTGCCGTAGGCATTCTTGCCGATGATCACCGTGGAGTAGACATTCGCGCCCGCAGCGCCTGCTTCGCCGGGATAGATCACGGTGTTGTCAGAGATTGCCGCGAACTTCTCGCCGGTCGCAAGGGTGATGGTTGAAGTGCCGGAGCTGGCGGTGTTGGACGCCACATGATAGGTCTTGCCATCGATCAGAAGAGTTCTGCCCTTCAGAGCGTTAGCCTCCACAGTACCGCCATCAAATACAGCCGTGGTCGCATTTGCGGACACAGCGCCATTGATGGCGAGGGTCATGCTGTCAGATGCCAGGTCATCAGCAGTGAAGATCTTCGCCTCGGTGCTCTCGAAGAACACGACGTTTGCGATTCTGCCGATCTCGCCGTTGTACATATGCTCCGGGCTGGTGTGCTTCTGCCAGTCTGCCCACTCCGGGTCGCGCATGAGGTCGTATGCGACATTCGGGTGGATAATCGCTGCGTAATATCCGCCGTCAAGCATCGGAGCGTTCTGCGCTTTCAGCGCGGTAGCCGCCATCTGGATGGCCTTGACGGTCAGTTTATTGGAAGCAGTAAGCGCCGCTCTGGAAGCCACGGTGCCGTCTGCGTACTGAACATTGGTCCCGCCATTGCATTGTGTTAGCTGCAGTTTCATTTCCAAGTTATAGCTGCAGATCAGACTATCGCTTCAGCCTCTCGGCTGCCTTCTCACTTAGTCGTTCACGGTGCTTTCGCTTCCGCCCTGTTGTCCCCTTCGGGAGTTCCAAGTCAATCAGAGAAGGTTCGCATTCTGCCCTTCGTTTATGCGGCAGATGCCCCCATTTTGTTAAGGATTTCGCGGGTAATGGTGTCCAGGGTCCGGCCTGCCTGCTGGGC